TGCCCGAGGCGAACCAGACGGCGCTGACGCCTGCCGATGTACGCTCGTTAAAGTGAAGCACCGCCAGGGATGGCGGTCTATCGTCGGACTATATTCCTTGGGAAAATGGCGGACAGGGTGTCCGCTGTTCCGCCGTTTTTACGTTCCATTCGATCCGCCTCCTTAGCGTGAGCCGTTGAAAAATAACGAGAAAGCCGCATGTTCCAAATGGATAACAATCCACGGTTATGATAACCGTTGTAGGTACTGGGGTGGGGCTTTATGGCGCGCAACAAGCTATCGGAAACCAAGATCAAAACGCTTTCCAAGCCTGGCATCTATGGTGATGGCGACGGCCTATATTTGCGCGTGCAAAAAGGTGGAAGCAAGAACTGGGTCTTTATCTACCGCCGCGGTGACAAGCGAAACGAGCTTGGACTCGGTGGGTATGGGCAGGGCACGGCGCCTGTATCGCTCTCATTGGCTCGAGAGAAAGCCGACGCAATCCGCCAGCAACTTGCCCGAGGGGAAGACCCTCGCGCCGATCGGTTGGCGGCGAAGCCGAAGACCTTTAAGGACTGCATGGACGATCTCCTGAAGGCGAAGGAATCTGAATGGACAAATGAAAAGCACGCCGATCAGTGGGTAATGACTTTGCGCGACTACGCGAAGCCTCTCCACGATCTACCAATCGCGGACATTGTGATAGGCGACATCAAAGATTGCCTCATGCCGCATTGGACTGAGCGGCCAGAAACTGCGGAACGGTTGCGCGCCCGGATTCAAGCCGTCATCGATTACGGAATTGCGCATGAATGGCGCACTGCCGGAAATCCGGCACGATGGAAGGGGTTGCTGGAAAAGGTCATGCCCAAGCGGCAGAAGCTGACCCGCGGGCATCATGCTGCCATGGCAGTCAAAGATGCGCCCCAGGCTGTCGCGAAGCTTCGCAAGTCCAAGGGCAAGGCGGCTCGGGCGGTTGAATTCTTGATCTTGAATGCCAATCGCACCGCCGAGGTGCGCGGCGCGCTTTGGCCAGAATTCGATTTTGAGGAGAAGCTCTGGATCATCCCGGCCGCCCGAATGAAGAAGAAGCGTATTCATCGGGTGCCTCTTTGCCAACGCGCCCTCGGTATCCTCGAAGAAATGAAGCAGAAGGCTACCAGTGATCTGGTGTTCGAGGGAGCCAAAAGCGGATCGCCCATCAGCGATTCTATGATGACGAAGGCACTACGGGCCGCTTCCAAAGATAAGGCGGCAACACTTCATGGGATGCGATCGACGTTCCGTGACTGGGCCGGGGACTGCACCGATCACGCTCGCGAGGTCATCGAAGGTGCGCTCGCACACATCGAAGGCGATGCGACAGAACAGGCTTACCGTCGCTCTGACGCAATCGATAAACGGCGGGCGCTGTTGGGTGACTGGGAACTATATCTCACGAAATCCTAGTTGTTTTACAAATACGTCAAGCAAATTATTTTGCCGCTAAGCAAATAATTCCGTTGGGAAAAATGTAAAAGAATAATATATGATTCATACAGCGCATTTGTGGTGGATGCGTCTTGCCGCGGGGTGGTGCCCGCGAGACCGGAGAATCCGGAGGAAATTGCAGCTCAAGCTGCCGGCAATAGGTCTTCCGTGTAGACCGGCGCCTTTAGGCGTCAAGCAACCTCAACCCGGCCATGGCGCGCCGGTCACCAAACCCTCGACACAACCCCATTTGAAACGACGCAAGGATTCTGTCCGCGCGCCGGAGAGGAGCACCATGTCCCCAAGCAATGACAATTTCGCACTGATTTCACTGAAAGAAACCTGCGCGCTCACGAGCATGTCGAAGACGATGATTCACCGCCTCAGGTCAGAAGGCCGGTTTCCAGCGGCCGTTGCGCTTGGCGAGAAACGCATAGCATTTTCTCGCCAAGAGGTTCAGGGCTGGATCGCACAAAAACTCGCCGCCCGCGCCGCCTAGTCCTTGACGCTACTTCAGCGTAAACGGTTAATACTTGGCACGTCACCGGAGACCGAAGAACGCCAGGACTGCCAGCACGATCACAACAAGTCCGACAATGTAAATAATTTGGTTCACGATCGCTCCTCCCTTGTTCAGGGGGGTGAACGATCTCACCGTGACTAAGTTCCACTTCACAACCATCAGCCGACCGGCGTGAGCGCCGGCGAGGAGGATTTTTGCGCCCTGAAATCACCATCAGTGATGCCGTCACTTTCTGCGTTACCGCACCTACACGTCTGGTGGAGCGAGTTGCAGAAGCTGCCCAGCAACGTCTGAAGCAATCGGCCGAATGGAAAGCATGGAAAGTCTTCGCAGTCGACATCAAAGAAGAATGCGATGAACTCGTCCGGATCAACGTTTTTGCCGACCCTGCTGATGGACGCGCCACCCAATCGACCCAGGTATTCTCGTTCCTGGTGAGTGCCGATGGCAAACGCTGCTCGCCACGTCTTGGTGCATTTTTCCGTGCGGCCGGCGTTCGCGAGCGTTGTGACGACGCGCGTGAGATCGAAGGTCGATACTTCGCGACGAGGAATGCGGGTCGCGGAGCCGACGATTTCGGTCCGCTAAAAATGGCTCTCTGAGAATGAAGATCTTGGACCTTCAACCCGTCGCCAGTCGCGGCGGCGGGACCATGAGATTGGTCGCGAGTTTCGATCTCGAGCTCTCCAGCGAAGTCAGAATCTATGGGCTTAGGCTGATGCAAGCGCCAGGTGGCCGTCACGTCACTTATGCACCCAACGGCAACGGAGGCAGGCGCCTCGCGACATTTTCACCGGCGCTGGCCACAGCAATCACCGAAGCCGCAATCAACGAACTTGAGGGGCATGTTACCGCCGATGGCACCACTTCCAAAAATTGACACCGCGCCTGCGGCCGCGTTCGACGAGGCTGCAATCCGCGCGCACGTCGAGATGCTCCACTCGCTCGCCGCGAGCGTCGAAGGCGTGTTAGTCACCTCGACATACTACGCGAACCCAACGGGCGATAACGACACGCCAGGAACTGTCACCCATCACACGATCGGCGACGTCGATGGCATGGTCGAGGCGGTCATGGCGCACGCCGGAACTCCGAACGCGAACGTTTTTACCGGCCTGCAGGTCATGCGGAAGGGGCTTAGCCGCGGATCTCGAGGCAAGGAAGCCGACATCGTCGCGACGCTTGGCCTCGTGGTCGATCTTGACGCAGACACCGGTAAGGCCGGCGAGATGCCTATAGACCCGAACATGGTGATCGAGACGTCGGATGGAAATTTCCAGCCGTTCGTCTTGTTCGACCGCGCGGTCGCGCCAACGGAAGCGAAGCCTTTTGCGGCAGCGTTGAAGCGCGCCACTGGAAGCGACCACGGAACAGCGGACATCGCGCATGTCTGGCGCATTCCCGGCACCCTGAACTGGCCGAACAAAAAGAAGCTTGAGCGCGGCCGATCGCCGGATCCGGTGGCTGTCGCAGTCGATCTTCCCTGGGACGGCTCGCTCACGTCGGTCGAGGAACTTCGCACCACCCTAGAGCCATGGTGGTCTGCACCGGCGGCGGCTTCGGCCGTATCGCTGGGCAATTTGCCGTCGGCGGATGGCATTGAGATCTCCACGACTGCCGGAGAACTGCTGGCGGCTGATGACGTCGGAGACAGGTCGGCGTGGGCTTCCAAGGTCGTCGAACAGTTGGCTTTCGATGGGCTGACCGCTGAACAGGCCTTCGCGGTCTTCTTAGCCGCGACCGGCAACTGGTTTGCGCGTTACGAAACGAAGGATCCTCGAAGAGATTTCGAACGTATGTGGCCGAAATTCGGAGCCCCCCATGCAGAGGAGCGTGAGTTTGGCGCCCAAGCATCGGCTGGTATCGTCGCTAAGTTCAAATCTGCGGGCGATATTCCACTGGCAGCGAATGACAACGTACCGGCGACTGAGCCGCGTGCGCTGCCGTCGTTGCCGAAGATGCATCCGGACCCATTCAATCCGGAATCCGCCGGTGGCCTTTTGGCTGACGTCAGCCGTTGGATCACATCGACCGCGATCATTCCGGTGCCCGAACTCTCCCTCACATCCGCGTTGGCGTTGCTCGGCGGCATGTTCGGCGACAAGGCGCTGGGTCCGACGAGAAGCGGCCTCAACCTCTTCCTTACGACGGTGATGGGTGTCGCGAGCGGGAAGGGGCACGCGCCGAAGTCGATCGTCGCGCTAGCGTCCAGTGCAGGCAAGCCTGGCGCCGTCACTAACGGGGATCCCACGTCGTACGCAGCAATCGAGCGGATGCTTCGCAAAAACAGCTCAACTGTTGTCGTGATGGACGAGTTTGGCGTAACGCTGCAGGACATCAACGCCAAGCGGACCAACGCCGCATCGGCTTCGATTCGGAAGTTCCTGCTCGCGATTTACGACCAGGCGGACAGCGTCTTTCACGGTCGTCAGTACGCGTCCGACGAGACCAAGAAGGATGACAGTCCGATCGATGGACCGGCACTTACCGTTCTCGGGATGACGACGCCGACGACGCTCTACGCCGGTCTCTCGGATGCCTCGCTCAACGACGGTTTCCTGTCGCGCTTCATCTTTATCGAGGGGACTGGGCCAAGCGAGATAAAGCCGCCGACCCTCAACAGGAAGGCTCAGATGCCGACCTCCTTAGTCGCGGCACTGAAGAAGGCGCAAACTGATTTCCCGAAGACGAAGGGCTTTGGATCTAAAAAGCTTATGATTCCCTTTGAAGGCGGGGAGAGCGGGGATGCCTACACTCTCTGGACCCAAGTTTTCCTCTGGCAGCACGATCGCGGCTGGGACGAACGGGAGCATCATATCAACGGGCGAGCGGCTGAGAATACGATCAGGCTGGCCAGTATCCGAGCAGTGAGCCGCGACCCATCCTCTCCGGAGATCACCCAGGAGGATGTGGCGTGGGGTTGGGCGATTGTTCATCGATCCATCCAGATCGTCACCGAGGGCGTCAACCGCCACATGTCCGGTTCGACCGCCGAGGCATTGCGAAAGGCCATCGTGCGGGCACTCGAGGCCGCGAAGGACAACACCTTGCCTTGGTCATTCCTCCTTCAGCGAGAAGGAGTCAGCTCCGCCGAATCCGACGAGGTCTCGAAGGCGCTGCAATGGCTCATTGATACAGGGAAAGTCGCGAGCATGAAGCCGCAGGCGAAGCCAGGCGCCCGAGGCTCGTTCAAACTTGTGACGGCGTCACAAGATGAGCCACAACTTGTGACGGCCCCCGCATAAAACTTGTGGCGTTGTGACGAACTTGGAAGGGCGTCACAAGTAGGCGTTACGCAAAAACAATAATAAAAACAATATAATATAAGAGAGAATATCTCTTTTTTCTTCTACTTGTGAACTTGTGAAGGTCACCTTTCTCCTCGGTTTTTAGAGGTCTTCACCCTGTCCACCAAAGAGCTTGCACAAGTTCACAAGTTCAAAATTTAGGAAGGAGAATGGCATGATCAGAATTCGAGTCCAGAACATCGGTGGGGCCTTCCCAGGCATAGGAGCGGCTCCCGAAATGAAACACGATTTCCACCTGCCGCGCGGCGAGCGAACGGCAATCGATCGGCTAGGCGACCGGGCAGCGTTCCGCCCACGGGTCAACACCAACGCCGGCTCTCTCGTCGCCGCGAATGACAACACATCGATCATCACGAAGGGGGATGCTGCTTGAGCGAAACGGTACAGAAAACCCGTCATCGGGACCTATCGAAATTATCCGAGCTCTTGGCCGCAGGTCGCCGGGTCGCCGCGAATGACAACGAACCGCAGCGGAAAACCCGCCAACCTCGTTATCGTGGCACGCTGCCAGCACTGCGTTGGCTATGGGATAATCGACCTGACCTCGCACCTGCGCTGGCGTCGGCGCTACCCAAGCCGGCCATCAATTGGTCACCTGACGCCGTAGACAACGATCAAAAGATCCGCCCGACCATCGGCGAGTTGATGAAGGCGGCCAGTGACGCCTTTCGCGTTTTTGTAAGGGATGGTGTTCGCCACGTCGGGGCAGGGATGGTGGTTGAGGTGGACGATGACATCGAGCATATAACATTCGGCTCGATGAAGTTTCGCGATGGCCGATTAGTCGAATGGGGACGAACAAAAAAGGGGCACAAGCTGGGGCCGGTGGATCGCATTGAGGTCGGCGGCGACGAAAAGGCCGCGCATCGAAACCACGATCGTTATCTCAACAAGACCAAAGCCACTACACCGTCCCCGATGCACGCTTCGTCATTGCCACGTAACGTGTCTGACCGGCCAGTGCTGCCGCCCATGCTCGACCCTCAAGCTGGCGTGGAAGTAAACCGTGAACTTCTCCGTAGCCTTGGCGTCGATGGATCCGTTAAGTTCGGAGATCTTCCGGTGAAGGCGACAAAGTGCGAGACAGCAGTCGCTAAAGGCGCCGCATTTTTAGGAGGAGTGTCGCGCTCGAGCGGAAATTCTTCAGCCGGATCGCAGGCATGGGAAGCGCCGGAGGAGGCGAAAGGCGAAGTCGTCGAGGTCATCGAAGAAGTGGCGGCCCGAGGCACGCTGAAATCGATCGGCCTGCGGCTTGGCTACAGCGAAGACTACGCCGACAGGGCAGGGAAGGTAGCGCTCGTCAACGCAGCCAAAGTTTTGGCTGCAGCGAACGACAACAAGAAACTTGAACGACGTGTGCCCATTCGTGGCGCAATCTGACGTATGTATATGAAGACATTGAAGGCCGCCATCGCGCGGCCTTTCCTCTTTGGAGCGCCGGCGATCAGCGGACGGTTCACCTCGCGAAGATCGCCGGCACAGCTCCATTTCTCCATCAGCTATCGCAATGTCCGTCGATTAAAGCTGTCGACGGCGTCGTCGTACTCCGACGCGGCTTCTTGCGACGCTTGTTGGCTTCTCTGGATCTGCTCGTTGTTACACTGGATGAAGTCCTTCACTTCGGAGCGGTAGTCCTCCATTTCGCGCTTGCAACGGGTAAACGCCCACTCATCGTCGAACGAGCCTTGTATCGACACGCAGCTGGGAGCGCTTGGCGCCGAGCAATTGGCAGACGCTTCAACAGCGGAAAAGAAGATCGCTACGGCGAAGTAGATGGCGGCGCGCACGCTAATTCTCTGGACACTTGAGAATATTAGTTAGCTCTAATCTATATATTAGAAGAAGCTTTCGCAATCATTAACCAATTACCTCGGCGCGTTCTCCTCTCGCTGCCTTGGTAATCGTGCGGCCCGCTCTCCTGCTTTGTGGGATTGAGCGGGCCGCATCTGCTTATTGCGCAGGAGCGGTTGTTGACGGCTCATTCGTCGAAGGTCATTGCCTCGGCGAGGCTTCGGCCTCAAAAGAAGGGCCGGCGCCTCTCAGCCTTTCGCGGGCGAACGCGAGCGAACCCGATTCGCTCGGGCGTTATGTCGGGATCGAGTTCCAGCGCGTCACCGAATATGTACCAGGCGTCGTATGTACTGCGCGCGTTTAGTGGGCGCTTCCAGAGTTTATCGACAACCCAAAACGAGAACCCGCCGTCAATTCCGATAGCTGCTATTCCGTGTCTCTCCGAAAGCCATGCTTTGAAGGCATCGTGCTCTTTGGACCAGATGTATTTGATGGCCCAGCCGTCGTTTTTGAGCTTGGCCGCGATCTCTTCGTACTCGAGCGTGTCGAAATTCACAGGGCACCTCCGTCTTGTCGCGGCCTTCTAGCCTGAGAACATCTGCCTAAGGGTTAAACCGGCGGACCACCTGGCCTGGCGCTGGATCACCTAGCAAGGGCGACCGCCCACCGCGTCTCTACACGATAGGCGGTCTGGCTCAAGAGCTCTATTGCGCCGGCGCCGTTGTCGACGGCTGCGTGGTGGATGGCTGTGTTGACGGTGCCGTCGTCGACGGTTCGGTTGTCGAAGGCGTCGTGGTTGACGGCTGTGTCGTTGTCGAAGGTTGTATGGTTGATGGTTGAGAGGTGGTCGGCTCTGTAGTCGACGGAGTCGTTGTCGACGGTTGAGACGTCGCAGGCTCAGTCGTGGTCGCCGGCGGTGTCGCTGTTTCCGTCGTCGTTTCCTTCTTTGGCATTAGAAGGACGACCAGGATGATGACCACCACGGCGAGAATAATTCCGAGGACGGTGTTTCGGCTCATGCTTCACTCCTCTTGGATGCATCCGACTCGCGAATTATACCAAGGCAAGCAGAACCGGAGATGAACGGGCGGGCTCCCTTAACTGGTCGAGCAGCCGCTTTTGTTGTCATGCAGAGATACCGGGTGTAAACCGGGCCACTGGGTTGATCGCCAGTGAGCGTGTGGCGTTCCCTTGCCGACCATTCGTGGTCTCGGGTCCACACTTCGTTTCGGCGCTATAGGCGCTCTCCCGGCACCGGGCGTTCGTGGTGCGTCAATCATGCAGGTTAGAGAAGTGGTCATCTCGCTTGGCTCATAACCAGAAGATCGCAGGTTCGAATCCTGCACCTGCAACCAAGTCCAACGCACGCTCCGAAGAGGCAGCCAAGTACCGCAAGCTCTACAAGAGCGTACGCTGGCGCAACCTGCGTCACTACCAACTCAGCCTGCATCCGCTCTGTGCCTGGTGCCTTGAGCGAGACGAGGTGACAGAGGCGACCGAAGTGCACCATGCCATCCCTCACCGAGGTGATGAGGCGCTGTTTTGGGGAGGACCCTTCCTCTCAACTTGCAAACCTTGTCACTCATCGCGTGGGCAACGCGAAGACCTTGGCCAGACGGTTGTGGTGTTCGGGGCAGATGGATGGCCAATATGATAATGAAATCAATGACATGCAGAGCGCCTCGACCGATGACGGGGAGGGGGTGGGTCAATCTCTGACCCCTTCGGCCCCTGGGAACCGGCGCTGGGGATTCTTGTGCATTTTTTCGATTGAAATGTTGAGGTCAGGGGAGGTCGTTGGCGCCGGAGCTGAGCTCGACGGCTAACGATGACACCATACCAAGTTTGACAAATTTGTCAACGGCAATAAGCGAGATTTTCCATGGCAAGGCCGCGCACGCCGAAGGCCAAAGCTGAGATTACCGGCCACGCCGACAAGCAGAAAACGAAATTTGAAGGCCGCAACGAGCCGGAGGTTGCTGAGACCGTCGGCGAGCCGTTCGAGTGGCTGAGTGAGCACGCCCAGAAGGCGTGGCGTGAAATTGCATCTGAGGTGCCCTGGCTCAACTGGAGCCACCGCGGACACTTGGCGATCGCCGCGAATATCCGCGGCAGGATGATGAAGGGTGACGACGTTGGCGTGCAAGCCATGAACCTTCTTCGCCAGTGCTACGGACAAATGGGCGCGACGCCGGCTGATGCCAGCAAGGCTGGAGCTAAACCGGATGGCGAGAAGAAAGACCCAGCCGACGAGTTCTTCGACTAGCGCCGGATTGCCGGCGCACTTCAACCCGAAATACCCGACTGGGCCGGTTGATGAGTACGCAGAGAAGGTCATCAAGGGTGACATCGTCGCTGGCCCGCACGTGCGAAATGCTTGCCGCCGGCACAAAGACGACAGGCTGAACGGTCCTGCTCGCGGAATCCACTGGGATCCGGAAGCCGCTGACCGAGTTCTGCGGTTCTTCCCGGCTGTGCTTCGCTTGAATGGCGGCCAGTTCGAAGGTCGGCCGTTCCATCCGCACCTGTCGCAGCAGTTCAAAATCGGTTCCATCTTCGGATGGAAGCGCGTGGAATCGGACGGCGCAATCCTGCGACGCTTTCGACGCGCCTACATCGAGGAAGGCAAGGGCAACGGCAAGTCTCCGCTGGCCGCGGGCATTGGCCATTACTGCCTGACCTCGGATGGCGAGGCTGCTGCTGAAATCTATGCGGCCGCAGCCAACAAGGACCAGGCATTCGTTCTGTTTCGCGACGCGGTCGCGATGTACGAGCAATCGCCGGCGCTCAAGTCAAAGCTGACGCCGTCGGGCGGTAACCCGGTCTGGAACCTTTCGTATCTCAAGAAGCGGTCGTTCTTCCGGCCGATTTCGCGTGAAGGCGCCCACAGCGGCCCGCGTCCTTACATCGCGCTCTGCGATGAGATCCATGAACATCCTGATGGCAAGGTCATCGAGATGCTCGAGCGCGGCTTCAAGTTCCGCCGACAGCCGCTTTTGTTCATGATCACGAACTCCGGTTCGGACAGGAACAGCATCTGCTGGGATGAACACCAGCACGCGGTCAAGGTGGCAGCCGGCACGCAGACGCCAGACGACGACTTCACTTATGTCGGTGAGGTGGTCGACGACACGACGTTTTCGTATGTCTGTGCGCTCGACAAGGACGACGATCCGTTCACGGATCCGACCTGCTGGCAGAAGGCAAACCCGCTCTTTGGCGTGACGCTGAAGCACGACTACCTTGCCGGCGTCGTCAACCAGGCGAAGGACATTCCTTCGAAGCGAAACGGCATCTTGCGCTTGCACTTCTGCGTCTGGACCGAGGCCGACACGGCATGGATACCCCGACCGACCCTCGAAAAGGTGATGGTCGACTTCGATCCGTATGTCGAGCACAAGGGTAAGAAGATCACTGCGGCCGGCCTCGACCTTTCTGGTGCCAAGGATTTGACCGCGGCAGCGTTCGCTGTCGAGACAGGGACAAAGCGCATCACGCGCGAGGACGGCACTGAAGCCGACCTGCCGACGTATGATCTGTGGATCGAGGCTTGGACGCCTCGTGACACCATGGATGAGCGCACCAAGCAGGATCATGTTCCGTATCGGCTTTGGAACGAGACTTTCCATCCCGGCACGAACTGGCCTTACATCCACGCTCCTGAAGGCGCCCGCATCCGCTACGACCACGTGGCGGCACTCTTCGCGCGCCTGAATGCCGAGCATGGCATTTGCGTGCTGGCATTCGACCGTTATGCCTTCGACAAGTTCGAGCAGGAGCTCGACGATTACGGTGTCGAGATCAAGACGGTAGCGCATCCGCAGGGCGGCAAGAAGCGAGCCAAGCCCGACGAGGACAAGGTTCAGGCGGCGAAAGATGCCGGCCTGGATCCGCCTCTGGGTCTCTGGATGCCTGG